GTGGGTAATCCTTGTGGATGATTAAGTGCCCGTTAATGTACTTAGTCCACTTAACCTCAAACCCTAGATTGCCTAGCGTTATATCGGCTTCATCGTGGAAAGTGTTTACGGTAGGTATAAAGTTACGGATACCCATGTACTGCGCGACTGCAATCTCTGCGCCAGCAGCTTCACTATGCTCAGCTACGAACTCATGAAAATTGATCTTAGTGTTATAGCGGCCAGCATGGTCGGGCGTATTAGCCTTCTCGCCTGTACTACGGGCAAACCCACTAGCTGCTGCCTGTAACTCCTGCGATCGATCTAAGATTACCTGGACTATCTGCGCCATCTCAGTTATAGCCATATTGGTTTGCACTGATCGCTACGTGACTTACTGCTACAGGTATAACCCCGGTATTTTTGTCCAGTTTTAGGGCTTACGCCTTCCTTGTAAACCATCCTGCCGTGGCTGCAAATCGGCGCAGCATCTACGATCTCGCCGCCTAATTGCGCTTTAATGTCTGCGATAGTTTCCGCAGCTGGGCGCACACTTCCCACGCCATCAACCTTTACTGCAGGTGTAGCAGTAGCCCATAGATCAACCTCTACTGCAGGCTGAGCCTGTAAGCGTTCTACCTTTTCCATATCCTGGCGTGTAGGCCTTGCATCGCTAGGCATTAGCAGACCTATGGCTCGACCGATGGCAGACGTGCTGCAATTCTCGATCCAAAAGTCACGGTTTACGCCTCGATCAGTACGCAGCTCATAAGCATAATCTACAGCCGCCGGGACAACATCCTCATGTTCACGAAATACGCTGGCACGGATAATGACGTAGCCATCCTTGACGTTTAACTCAACGATCTCGGTAATAATCCTGCCTGAGATATGGGTTTCTCTAAACCGCTTAATGCGGCTGTTCACATCCTCATAATTATTTAGGTCAAAAGCCATTATTTGACCACACGATCACTAGCTACACGCATACCAGCTGCGCGGCCACGATTGTAGCCATCCTTCACGCCTTCTTTGTAACCGACTGACCAACCTACAATAAACCATGCAACGCTAACCAATAAAACTAATACTGCTACTTTTTCTATATCCATTTACTTCGCCCTTGTTTGGGTTAAGCCGTGCTACACCGAATTAGGTAGCCCTGCCTAACGTGTAAATGAAGGGTAAAGCGTGGGTATGACAGCGGTCAATAACCGACACGCCTAGCGGCTAAGTAAAATTTCGTATATTGAATCTACCTTGGCCTCGATACGATCAACGCGGCCGCGTAGGTTATGGCCACCGTTGCCATCTGGCCTTAATTCAGCCAGGTAATACTTAACAAGATGACGTACCAGCCCAGCCGCAAACCCCATAAGAGTACATAATCCTATGGCTATTGCTATAAGCGACTGGGCGGCCGTCATTACTTTACGCCGAAATTCTTATCCGACGGGTTAAGTCCACGCAATAATGGCCCAATAAGGCCTGCTACAAATGCGTTAGCTAATGTCTTAGGGTCTGAAATTCCTGACATATACAAAGCCGCAGCACAGCTCGCAGCAGCTCTTAGATATGACAGTCCAGCAGCTATAGCTTGTTCTTTCATGGTCTTACTCCTAAATGCCCTTAATTGACTTGTTTCAATACTGCAATCGTATGAGTACCCGATGCAGCAATTCCATATAATCCTTCATGATCTCCTACAGGCACTTGCATTTTATCGCCGTTATCTAGTTTGTAACCATTAGATGTAGTTACGTTAGCATCGCCTAAATAGACAGCACCGCCGCCTAAATTATGTAGCCATACTGTTTGATCCATAATATTTGCAACTACTAAAAGCGTGGCTGTCGTGGTTACTGTTACTTGTGCGCTAGTCGGCATAACTTAATCCTAACTTTTCTATTAGTTTTGCGGTTTTTACGGGATCTTGTGCTATCTCCCAATGCATCTCATCTTTGCGAGTCCAGTTACCGCCCCAGTTAAGGCCGTATTTTTTAGTTAATGCCTGGATCATTGGAATTTTCTCAGCTGGAAACGTGCCAGCTTTGCCCAAAATATGCCTGGTAGCGTTTAGATCAATCGCGCTGCCCGATGCGTGATTACTTAACTTGCCCGGTACGCCTCTAACATCGCGATAGCAGTAGCCCCAGTCATCTAACGTGCCGCCATCGATCGGCTCGATCAATTCATTAAACTGCTCAGCAAAGGCAACCAATAAAGGCGCAGCAAAATATGCGCAGCGCAGTTTAATAGTACTGCCCTTAATTGGGTAAGACTTGATACGGATCGACTCAACATCTTTAGAGGCTGGCCAGCCGTTATAGCTGATCGCACTCATTTGAGCAGTAGCGCGGCTTCCTCGGCAGTAATGCCTAATTTAGCTAATAATGCTTGTTTCGCAGTATCTTTTAGTGCCCGTTGGGATTCGATTACTTTGTCTGCATCATTTTGCTTTTTTAACGCGTCTGATTCCTCTTTAGTCATATCGCGTTCAATTATTTCGCCTGTTTCTACATTATGAATTTTTATATTAGTCATTAGTTGATCCCGTAAAGTATGTAAGTGCCGCCAGAAAAAGTTCCGGCAGACTGGGTTAGTGTTATTGAAGTAATTGCTGCAGTTGTATTGGCTATAGCACTTGTTTGTACAAGTTCCCTTGCCCCACCTGTGTTTTTAATATAGCCAAAATCAATATCAATTAGCTTGTTAGCGGTTGTATTTGTGTAATCATAAAAATTGGCTGAAAACGCTGAGGCAGTTGAGCTTGTAGATGGTGAGTTATAAGATGTATTAATATTTGTTTGTGTTAGGCCAGTTTCAAACTGAGTAGATCCACCCGATGCAGTAGCGGTAACCATTTGAATCCAGTCATAACTTGTAACCGAGTTTACTGTTACCTTGAAAGTTGAGGCCGTGGATTGGTAGTAATTTCGCAATACAAGTCTAAGATCTTTGTAAGATCCTGAAATGCCTGTCAAAGATAAAGTGCCAGTTGATAGTGACCCAGAGGCTATAGAAGTCATACCACCCGATGCAGGTGCTACTGCTACCCATGCTGCGCCATCATAATATTCAGTTGAGTTAGTATCTTTTAGAAAACTAAAATTACCTTCCTGTGGGCTAGTTACTGCAGATGTACGGGCTGCTGCATTAGCAAATACCCATACGCCTTGCATCAAATAACCATTTGTATCGGCGGCCGTTAATACGTCACCCGTTACAAAATTTTTAAAACCTAATCCAGCTCCCATTTTTCTATCTCCTTAATAGCTCAATACAGATGTATCAAGTACGCCGTATTGGGTTGAGTTTAATATAAACCCGTCTATTACGGGCTCAAGTGTAGTAAAGGTAGTGCGCCATTTATTGGGTGTAACGCTGTGTGCCACGCCAAATATTTGTAAGGTTTTAGTAAGGGTAGATGCACCTGGTTGGTTTGTAGTAATAGTTACAGGATCAAAGAAATCTAGGTCTAGGGCTGCAATTATGCCTGTGTTGTAGTTATCGGTATAAAGATCTAGCTCGATCGCATCGCATCTCACGCTAGTTTCGGCACGGCTGGCGACGTATGCACGGGCATAGTCCAGGGCTACGGCATCGGTCTGCATAAGTAAATTTTGGATATTGTAAGTATGGGCAAAATACTTTTCTACGCTAGCTGCATTAGTAGCATTTTGAACTGTGCCACCTGTACGGGTTACGTTAGCTTGGTTGAATACAAGCGTGTCATCCAGTCGCCATACGGCATTAAAATATCCAATATCTGTGCCGTTATCATTAAACACGGTAGGCGTACCTGCGATACTGGCCGTAGTTACTGATCGATCTTGGAATACGAAAGATCCCGATGCATCAACGTAAAACGCGCCGTACTCGCTATTGGTAACAGTTTGTAATGCAGCTAGGGATGTACGAGCTGTGCCAGGATCGTTCTGCAGTTGCGTAAGCCCGGCATCTACGTCACGCATGGATGCTGGCCAGTTAATAGTGTTAAGAATTTGATTAATTCTTGTACCGCTTAGATCGCCAGCAGTCGCGCCTGTAACAGTAGCGATCTGGGCATTTTGAGCCAGTCTTAGGGCATCTACGGCCTGTATTGTTGTATAAACTACATCGGTAGCATTTTTAGGGGTAGTGGTTGTATAGCTAGTAATAAACCCTGCAAACATTGGATAAGTAGTGCCAGCATAAGTAGCCGATATAGATACCTTACGCATTGGATTAAGTAAACCAAAATACGGGCTGCTAGGGTTTTGTGGGTTAAAATCGCCGTTTTGATCCACGATACGCAGGGTTAGCGTACCTGTCTGAAATTCATCGGCCTGCGGATTACGGCCGCGCTTAATGCTTACGCTATCTACTACGTCACTTACATCTACGATAACCGCAGCTGAATCGGCAAGGATATTAGTACCTAAAATGCCTTCGCCAAGAATAAATGCCTGGGCAAAACTAGGGCCAGTAGAAAAGTTAATAACCGCGTTGATTACTGGGACTGTCATATTATTAAAAACCCTGCAGGTGTTCGAGGCATACCTGTTCTTTCAGCATTTAGTAACGCATCGTTTACCTTTTCGGTAAAGTCATCACCATCTAATACGTTGCCTTCAATAACAATAGTAATTTGTGTTGGATTAGCAGCATCATAATTGCGATCTCTGCTCTGAGTAGGATTAAAAGTCATACCAGCACCAGGGGCAGTATTAGTAGGTGCTGCAGCTAAGGCAGCGGCGGCGGCAGCAGCAGCGGTTTGGGCGGCAATTTTCTCATCATAATTGCGATCTTTGCTTTGAGCAGGGTTGTTAGTAATACCAGCACCTGCAAGGGCGGCTGCGGCAGCAGCGGCAGCAGCTTTGTCGGCTGCCTCTTTTTCGGCAGCACCGCCAAGTATCGCTGCAGTTTCGGCGGCAGCTTTGTCTGCGGCAGCTTTGTCTGCAGCGGCTTTAGCAGCAGCGGCAGCTGCGGCAGCTGCAGCAGCGGCTTGATCGTAATTGCGATCTTTACTCTGAGCAGGATTAAAATCAACACCTGGAATTAAAGTAGTCATGCCTACACCTAATTTACGCAGAGCTTCTAACGCTAAAGATAAACTGCCAGCCCATGTAGAAAACGGATCTTTAGCCTCACCTATTGCTAAAAGATCGGCTGCAATCTTGGCATTTTTTGCCTGTATTTCCTCTAACTTTTTGGCTAACGAGTCGGCTTTATCTGCGTTGCCTTCCTCGATAGCCTGCATAAGCAGTAAGCGTGTCTTTTCTTCTTCGCTTATCTTGCCCTTCAGCGCAGCGGCTATCTGGATCTTTTGTAATTCAAATACAGCAGCAGCCTTATCAAGTTTTGCTTTGTTAGCAGCTGCTAATTTATCGGCTTTGATCTTTGCAGCTGCAGCTGCTTTGTCTGCCTTAATCTTTGCAGCAGCGGCTGCGGCGGCAGCTCTAGCAGCTAGTAAATCACTATCTACGCCTGAGCCACCTGTAAAAAATCTACGCGCCGATGGTCTTTTAACTAATTTAGAGGCTGTGCCTTCTGTGATATTGCCAGTTACAAAAGCACTTACAAAATCGGCTAAGTTGTATTCGCTAACATCTTTGAGCAGATCGCTAACAGCTGTAGCAAATTTGTTTACGTTAGCAGTAGCAGCATCTATATCGCCATTACCCGCCATGTCTGCAAATAGATCTACTAAGCCTTCTCCTATAACTTCTTTAGCGTTAGCGGATGCAACAGCCAATTTATCAATAGATCCGGCAAAAGTTTCAATATAGGCTTTACCAGCACCTTGGCTTTGTTTAATAAGAATTGCCTGTATTTCAGCAAAATCTTTAGTAGCTAGTTCTGCATCGGTTAAACCTGTGTTTAATTGCTTTAAACCTTTGTAGTTTCCAACATAAGCGCGAGATAAGGTGTTAATCACCGCTGAGAATTCCAAACCATTAGACCGGGCTAGATCAACGGCTAAAGCCATTAACTCCTGCGTCTTAGTAGTTGATAAGGTTATTTTTGATAATTTTGAATAGGCTGGTCTTAGTTCATCATCTAATATGCCTGTCTGCTGTTCTAACTTGCCTATAAAGTTTTCAGCATTTACAGATTGGTAAGCCAAGCCTAAGTTTTTAAGGTTTTGCCGTAATACTGTTATGGCTGCATCATCCTCGGCAAAAGCCTTTACAGCTTGCTTAGAAAAATTAACTACGGCTCTAGTGCTAAAGGCCAAGCCAAAAGCACCAGCTAGTTTTTTAACATTACTGGTTAATTTTTGTGTGGCTTTATCTGCTTGATCAAAAGCCTTTTTGCCTTTATATTCAACAGCTAAATCAACTTTTAAATCTACGGGATTCATAGCCATTAGTTACGCCCCACAGCCGCGTTGAACTTATTTCGAGATGATTCAACGGCTTTAATAACAGCTGCGTTAGTCTTGCCGTTATCCTCTGACCATGCTCTAAATATGGCACGGCCAGCCATCTTGCCTTTGCCAGTTAAAGTATTTGGTAAACGTGGACTAAAATTACCGCCTGGATTCTTACGCCCAGCAGTTTCATATATTGCACCAGACATCGATGCATTTTGAATACGGGCTAACGATATAAACCCTAATCTATTAGGCTTGCTTGGCGTTGTTCTGTAACTTACGCCTTTTTTAGCAGCTCCGCCATCCCAGTACCATCTAGCATTTACGGATGCTTTACCCCAACCAGATAGCGGTGCGTTAGATGGAATAAAGCCACGAGCCTTAGCCGTAATAGGTTTAAGCAAGTTAGCCATTTCTTTCTGCGTTTCTTTAGCTAGATCTGGCGTAAATTTTCTAAGGGCTTTACGAAGTTCAATGCCGCCTTTTACCGCTACTGGCATCTCGCATCTCCTTGTTTCGATCTTTCATCGCCTGCAATAAAGTCTTAAACATCCTGCTATCTAGTGCTAGTAAATCATTGGGCGCGATACCCGTTTCCAAACTGATCCGTGCGACCAAGTAAGTAAACGAGTCACGCCCTATAGTTCCGGGTCATCATCCAAAACCTCAACCTTTTTAAGTGTTGCTAAGAACGGTGCACCGAACATTGGCACGGTTTCGCCTGCAGCTCTTAAACACTCCCACGCCAACCAGTAAACATCTGACTGTTTCTCGTCATCTCTAAAGGCTTTGTGAAAACCTTTTTTAGCATATAACTCAAACGCGTATTCGATCGATGGTGTTATCTGGTGATCAGATATTGAACCATCAGCCTTTGTGATCTTTAACTTAGCCATCTGTTAGCCCCTATTCTGTTTATCAGGAAGTTGTAATTACGATTGGTGAATTACAAGTAAATGTAATTGATTGTGTAGCGATGTCTGCTACTGCGCCGTTAATATCTGTAGTGTTATTAACTAGGATTGTAGTGCTGTATAGCGGATTAGTC